TCAGGCCAGTCCTTGGGCGGCTGCCAGTCCTCGAATGGCGCGCCGCCGCTCCACTTTTTCTTACCTACCGCAAGCCCCGCGGCAAATCCCGTCGCAAATCCCATTGTTATTCCTCCTTCGGCGGGTCTTTAAGCGTGACGTTATCGCCGTCCCACTCAAGCTCATACTGTATAACGGTATTCCCGTATGTTGTGCTGAACCCGCTCAGATCGGCGTTTACCTCTATTTTGGGCTTTGTCTTTTCGTCAACCGCGTAATCCACCTTAACAATTCCGTCGGACGTTACTTCGGAGACTCCGAATTTTTTTTCGGGCTTAATGTCGATTGCACCGTCGCTTGCGGCTTTGCTTTTGTTTTGACTTTTTTCTTCAGCGTCGACAATATACTCAAAGCCCTCGTATCTGCTTATTTGAACCTTGCCGCCCTTTATTTTCGCACCAAGCTTTTCACCGTCGGCGATACGCTCTTCGATCTTTCGGGATAACGCCCCAAGAAAGTCAAATTCCGTCTCGGTAACATCGTTGCTTCCGCAGGAAAGCAATATTCCCGCCGGAGTAACTATTTTGGTAATATGGTTTGCGACCCGCTCCGAACCGTCCCCGAAAGCGATTGCCGCATTTATTTCAATACCGCACGCGCTGTCGTTTATAATGCATTTCCGGCACTCCCAGGCTTCGTAAACATAATCCCTGACCCGCTCCATGATCTGAGCCGCAATGTCGCCCGAAGCGTACTTAGAGGAAAGCTTCAGCGTGTTGAAAACGTCCGCGCCGCTGTTTCCCGCAGAAAAGGTCTCGCTGCCGTTGGACATAATCACTCGCATTATAGGACCCTTAACGCCGCCCGTAGATACCGACGTGTGCCTGTACGCCTGATTGCCCAGACTGTAGACAGATCCAAACGGAATAAATATCAGCTTATCGTCATTACCGACCTTGAAAAATCCGCACCATGCCTCTGAAACAGCGTTCAGAATATCATGACAGCCTTTTCCGATAATATCTTCTTTGGGCATATATACTTCCGGAACAGTCGTTACCGTACCGCCAAGCCCCCAGCCGTTAAAGCCGCACTGCGAGGCTATCTGCTGCACCGCCCACTGACTTTCTATCAGACCGTTGTCGTCAAAGCTGCTTTCGCTTATGGCGTCGGGCTGTTCCGTCCATATCATGCGGTCATAGCACTTGAAAGAAATGACCGCGCCGCTTTTACTTCTTGAATAAATATAAAACGCAGGCGCAATTGTTACCGGAACGTCACCCGCTCCGACCATGTGAAACGTTACCTTTGCCGCCGGCGGTATATCATGAAAGCCGTAATCGGAGGCGGGTATATCAAATGTAAGCTCAGACATGCACACCCCGGAAGTACCATAGCCGTCCGCGTTCTGCATTATCCTCACATTGCTCCACCGCGGGAACTCAAAATCATTTATTTTTAGTATGTAGCTAAAGACCGTCGCCGTCCGTTATAAGACTTTTGGCAACGAGAGTAAAGCTTACGCCGTACCGCACGCCGTTGAAATTCGCCTGCTTAAGATCGCCCGGAATGTTATCACAATAGCATTCTCCCTCAAAATCAGGACACTCCAACGGGATAGTCGGTTTTTTAAGCTCTGTAACCAATGCGTTAAAATCCTCCGGCATAATGCGTTTGATATTGATTTTAAGGGAAAACCTTATGCCCTTTAAAAATTTTTCCTCGCTGCCGTCAAAATTCTGAAAGCTGTTTTCGGTGTCATAAATATTTTCCCATGAGGGAGAATATCCGCCCAGTATACGAAGCGTAAAGCCGCCGATCTGCAGCGTATACCCTCCGTTGAGACTTTCATTGTCCCGAAGAATATAATCGCCCATGCAGTTCCTCCTTAAAGATGTAAGATATTCCCGCCGGAACGGTTTCCCGCGTCAAGAATTTTCCAAAGCGTTGTTTCTATAGCTTTTTCACGGTCAATAAATATTTTTATTGGCGTATCCGCACTAATAACTTTTTGTGCGTTTGTAAGCGTTTCCTTTGCCCGAACAGATATTCCCGACCTGTCGGCATAGCCCGCGCGGAAAACGGCGTTTATAGTTTCCGTATCGTTCAGACAGTTCATATTGTCTATCAATCCCTGAAAGAAATTTTTAGCGGTCTCCGCACCCTTTTCATATGCGGACTTTGAAACGTTGTCAAGCATTTCGTTTGTGCTGGCTATTGCCTTTTCCGCTTCTTTGTTTGCCTCCTCCAGCTCTTCCTCAACAGCAAGATTCGCCGCCGATTCCTGCCGCGCCTGAAGCCTGTTCCAGTCATTATAGTATTGCTGAAGCTTATCCGCGGGAATACTTAAAAGGGTGTCTATATACGCTTGGCGTTCACCGCTGGCATAATTCATTTTGTCTATTTTAGCCATAAGGCTGTCGCTTATACCCGTAGCCCTCAGCTTTGCAAGGGAAGCCTCGTACTTATCAAGCCTTTTTATCTCCGCGTCAAGGTCTTTAAGGATAAGCTTGTCCTTACCGTCTTTGCCCTTGACGGTTTCGGTCAGGTCTATACTTTGTAAATCTTTTTTGACCTGCTCCTTTTTGGATTTGATATCTTCATAAACCTTTTGCAGCCTGTCAGCCTGCTCTTTGGTCGAATCCTCCAGATTTTTCAGCCGGAGTTCTTCTATCTCGTCTTCCTTATTTTTGGTATAATCATAAAGCCACTTGTAGTAATCGTCCCACGTATCTTCATTCTCATCACAGTATTGTTTAACGATCTGAGCTTTGAGCTTGTATTCCTTTTCATCGTCGATTTCTCCGCGCTCTTTCAAACGTGTGACTTTATCCCAGTAGCCTTTTATAATTTTTACGCGTTCATCGGCTGCTTCTTTTTCCTGCTTCTCACGTTCTTTGTCAAGCTTGTCCTGATCGGACTTTGCTTTTTCCGCAGCCTTGACCGCCGCGTCAGCCTGTTTCTGCTGATAGTCTTCGTACCGCCCGAGCTGCTTGAACCATTCCACGGACTCCCTGTCCTCATGCTTCACAAGATAATCGTATAGCTCGTCATAATATTTTTCCTCGGAAATTCTACGCAGATCTTGCTTTTCATCAAGGTTGGCGATAAAATCTTTTAAGTCCTGATCGCGGGCGGCTTTTTCCTTTTCGGTCGCTTCTACAGCAAGCTTGCCTTGGGTTTCGTAGTATTTGCCTGTTGCGCTGAGTGCGCTGTCGGCGGCATAAGGATCCATTATATCCGAAGATATCAGTTCATTTCCCGATTCGGTTATATTAAACATTTCCGAAACCTTTTTGACAAGATCATCAACGGCAGCATACGCTTCCCTGCCGCTTTCGGTTGTCAGATTAAGACTTTCGGCAAGTTCATTAAGTGAAGCCGTATTCTCAACTATTCTGAGTTTTTCTTTAGTTGTCTGTTCTTCGTATTGGCGCATTTGTTCGCGGAGTTCTTCGACACGAAGTTCATTTCCTTTGGCAAGAGCTTCATCAATTTCTTCCTTAAGTCCCTCAATGCCGCGTACATGACTTTCGTACTCAGAAATCCAATTTTTAATATACGCAACGGTGCCCTCTTCTGCCGGGTCTTCATTAGTGACCGCGTTATAGAGATCATATTCAGCCTGACGCTTTTTTGTTTCGAGAATTTCCTTTTCAAGAGCAAGCTGCGTACTTAATTCTCCGTTCTGGAGCTGTAAATTTGTAAGCTCCTCCGCTTCGGTAAAGGAGAGCTTGCCTTTGCTTTGAATCTCATCAATTTTTTTATTTACGCCGTCAAGCTCCGTCTCCAATTCGGCGACCTTGTTTTTCTCATCTTCATATGCCTGTACGCTTGCTTCGGCAGCTTCTTTGAGAGCGGTGGAGGTCTTGAAAGCTTCAGAAGCAAGAGCTACAAGCCCCGCCGTGACCGCAGCTATTGCTCCTACAGCCAGCACCCAAGGCTGCGTATTAAGAGAAGCAGCCAAAGCCGACATAACGCCCTGTCCCGATTTTACCGTACTGAATAAATCTTTTACAGCAGACGTTATATTACCCACAGCCTTTGCGCCCTTTTGCGCCGCAAGAGCCGTTCCAATACCTGTAATAACCGCTAATATAGCTTCATGATGATCAATAACAAAATCAAACAGTCCCACAACAATATTTCCGACAGTTTCAATTTTATCACCGATCTGGGGCATATTTTCATTAAGTGTACCTGTCAGGTCGTTCACCATTGGCAAAAGCTTTTCGCCGAAGCTTGCCGCAAGATTTTGCGTCTGCAATTCAAGAATGCGCTGCTGATTAGCATAACTATCCGAGGTGCGGGCAAAGTCGCCCTGCGCGTCAGCAGTAACGGACATAAGATAATTATAACGAAGAGTAGCCTTTTCAGCTTCCGTCATTTTTTTGTAAGCTGTTTCAATGCCCTGCGAAAGCGCATACGCTTCCAAATTTGCAACGGACATATTTATTCCCAGCTGCTTCAAAGGCTCTGTCTCTCCGGATATGCCCGATCTAATCTTCTCAAAGGCTTTTTCAACATCAAGATTATAGAACGAAGCCATATCGCCCGCAAGTCCGACCATATCCATAGACATTTCACGGACAGCATCGTCCGTCAGCCCCATAGATTTTAACATTGCACCCATGGTACTGTTGTACTGCTGCGCCGCAAGAGAGGACATACCGAAGCTTTCTGCCGCCGCGTCCGCCCATTCATAAATTTGTGCCGCGCCGTCCCCGAAAGTAACGTCAACAACGTTCTGCACCTCGGTAAGGTCGGAGGCAAGTGTGATACCCTGCTTTATAAAATCCCCGACCGCGTCCGCCGCCCTGTGAAACGCGTTAGAAATAACGTCTCCCAGAATATTCGCCTTGACAAGATCGCCGAACGTAACCGTGGTTTTATTTGCGTCGTCAAGAGATTTATCATAATCCTTAACAGCGTCTTCCGCCTTGTCAAGAGCGGAATTTTGTTCTTTTAACGAATTATTTACCGAATCAAGATTTTTTTCTGCTTTTATAAGACTTGTTTCAGCATCAACAATAGCTTTTTGCCATTTAAGTGTTTCGTCTGCACTTTCTCCGTAATATTTTTTTGATTCTGCCAAAGCAGTATTTAATATGGCTATTTTTTGCTTTTGACCGGATATGCTTTCTTCATAAAGCTTTTGCTTTGCGGCAAGTGCTTCAACACTATTAGCATTATCGGAATATTGCGCAGTGATTTTTTTTAATTCGCTTTCGTTAACGCTTAAGGCATTGTTGTAATTTTTTAATGATATCTCTATTTCATTAAAAGCTGCTTCCTGTTCATTTGCGGACGTTTCCGAAGCAGCACTTACGTTGTCGATAGCCATTTTTGTGGTATTAAGTTCGCTTTGATATCGCACCAGCTTATTTGATGTATTTTCAATTTCTCTTTGATAGGCTCGCTGCTGTTCTTCGGATACAGAACCGCTTTCTATACCCGTGTTCATATTTTGTTCTGCACTTTTAAGCGCATCAAGCTTTTTTTGGGTATTTTCTATCGCTTGAGAAAGCACTGTATATTTTTGCTCAAGTATTTCGGTACCGCCGTTATTTCTTAGACTGCTGTCTATTTCTTTGAGTTCGCTGTCAAAGCTTTTGCTGATTGTATCAATTTCCGATAATTTCCCGCCTAACCCCTCTGTAGCAAAAGCAGTCTGCTTTAAAGCTTCTTTTACATTATCGAGCTGTGTTTTGGCAGTACCGGCGGCAATCTCCAGCATTTTATAATTATTTTCTGCTTTTGTAAGCTCTTGAATATATTTGGCGTATTGTTCTTTCGTTGTAACACCGGTTTCGTGAGAATGCTTTGCCTGTTCTTCAACGCTTTGTAATGCCTCTAATTTAACTTTTGCGTTTTTGACCTGCTCCGAAAGAGTGTCAAATTTAGAACCCAACAGTTCAACGCTTTCAGGATTGAATTTAAGTCCCTCGTTAATTATTCTCATTCTGCGGGTAAGGTCTTTGCTTTGTTCTTCAACGTCTTTCATTGCTTTTACAATGCCCGACGTATCACCTTCGATATAAGCGATATAAGAATATTTACTTGCCATAAAATTATTCCTTTACTTTGTAAAACTTAATATATGTTTAATTTCTTCGTCCAGCTCTTTCATAGCTTTTTCATTGGCAGGCTTAACATTTCCTTGAGGCGGAGACGGCGCAACCATAATATGATTTCTTTCAAAATTTCTTGCTCTATGCCCAAATTCAAGCAAATGAACCAGACTACCCCTGCTTTTATTTTTTACAACGCCTGCCTGCGAATCTCTGTCACGCCTTTGGTAAACAAATCTGTCCCAGCCATCTTTAAATACACCGGTTTTGCCTTCTGGAGAATTTCTCCTGATTTCTTTTTCAAGATTTAATGTACATCTGTCTACTGCGTCAGACACGTCCTCAACAATTTCTTTGGTATATGTTTTTATCCCTTCATTAAGATTTTCAACAAGTTTTTCAACGTCTATTTTAATTTCGTCCATATCCCCATCTCGCTTCCATATTACCTCTAACTTAATTGTATCATAAAAAAAGCGTCCCAAACGGACACTTTGCTATAAGAAGCAAGAATTTTAAAAACAAGAAGCAGGAAAAAATAAAAAGCGTCTTGCATTCAACTGCAAAACGCCTTAAAATATTTACATCAACGCCGCAAGCCGCTTCTCCGCGTCCACAATATCGGACATAGCCCGTAAATCGGCAAGCCGTTTTTCATATTCCGAAAAATCGGGTGCGGGAACATTATCTACAATTTCCGTCTCGTCCTCAAAGGAACGCGTCTCCGAAACAAAATCCCCGTCCGCGCGGCACTCAACGGAAGTCCCCGCATAGCAGGGCTGCATGGAACGATCGATAAGAGACACCTCGAAGAGATCAATGTCTACAAGCTTGCGGCGGGGAATATCCCCGGCACGTTCTTCCTTTTCTTCACCGCTGACATACATTCCGAACGACCACCCGCGGAACTCACCGTTACGCGCCTTTGCAATAGCCGCAGGGTCGGTTATAACTGCGTGCGCCCGCAAGCCGATAGCGTCCTCTTTAAGAGTAAGCTCTCCGCTGCCGGTTGAACCCAGCTTTCTGTTCGTATCGTGATTTATAAGCAGCTCAACGTTGGAACGGTGTTCGAGAGACCTTTTAAACGTCCCCGGAACGACCTGCTCCACGCATTTAGTGTCGGGGAACAGCCTTGAGCGGGGCATGATCGGCAGACTGTCCCGCCCCACGGCGTTTACATAACCGTCAATGACCGCGCAGTCGCTGCGTATTTCAATTTTCATAACATCACTTCCTACCAATGTTAATATTTTCGTCCGCCTCGGTTTGAGTAAGACGGTAGGCGTTTTTCAGATACTCCCGCCCCTTTTCGGTTTTTGAAAGAGCGTGTATAAAAGCGTCCCTCATCAAAAGCCAGTATTCAAGTATCGGAATATCGTCAATTTCGTAAATGCTCATATTGGCGTAATCGCAGACCAACCTGTCAAGCTCCGTGTAAACAGTGTATTTAACGTCGTTTGGAGATTTTTCCGTCTTGTAATAAGGCAAGACCAGTTCCGTCTCCTCCCGCAGACGTTCCATACCGCTCTCATATGCGCTTACAAGAAGCCTTTGATCGTATAAAGGCAGCGGAACGCCCTCTAAAAGCATTCCGCATACCTTTTCGTAATCCGCGTCGGTTCTGCATTGTTTCAGCATATCCCATATCCTTTTGGTGCAGACGGGAACATTGTATGCCCCGCTCAAAAGCCGTACGGGAATATTTATATTACAAAGCGCGAACATAGCTTTTATACCCCAACGTTATCTGTGTTGGACGTATTATCGTTCGTTCCGCCGTCCGTATTTTTGTCCGTACCGTTTGATTCTGGACTTTCCGCCGTACCTTTATTCTGCAAAGCTTCGAGTTTAGCTTTTCTAAGATCGCGCAAAATCACAAGAGTGCCTTTGCTGTCCAGTGCTTCAGCGCGGAACTGTACGTCAATAACGGTAGCCTTTTCGGGATCAAAACTGAAAGTAAAGCCCTCGTTATTTTTACCGATAATAAGCACCTGAAGCTTTTTGCTGTAATGCTCAAAGCCGATAACATACCTCTTGTTGTTCTTGTTGCCCAAACCGCCGATTTTTACCGTTACAATTCCGGTATCGGGGTCAGTGGTAACTCTTGCGGTAGCGCATACAGCGGCAAGGGTCTCACCGTTCCATGTCATCATACCGGATTTAAGAATAACTTTTTCGCTCTTTATTTCCTCGATAACAATATAACCGAGATCGTCCCGATCCTCTGTCTTTTCCGTAGTGTACTCAAGGGACGCGCCGCCCTTGATACGTCCGAGAAGATTATTCTGAGCCGCAAAAAATGTCACCATAAAGCTTTCCCAGTCGGCGGGTTTTTCTGTCAATTCGCCGAAATGCAGATGTCCGCTTCCGAGGGTGTATTCTTCAAGCTCATATTTGTTTGTAGCCGTATCGCTCATTTTTTATTCCTCCGTTTCAAATTTTTCTCTGCCCGTAAAGGTATATATTGTAATATCCAGCTTGTCGTTGTCATTGCAGGCGTAATCGCTTTCAAGCCCGTCAAGGAACCGCATATCCCTTTCGATAAGCTTCTCACGGGACTTGTCAGCCGCCGTCTTTCTGTCACGGTAACAGATACGCAGTTCAAAGGTAACGTCCCAGTAAAGTCCGTATCCGTCCGCACCCTGCGCCCGCCTGTGAGCAACGCGCCAAGCCGCGAAGCAGTGATCTTTCGGCAGCGTTATGTAACCGTCCTCCACCGCTTTGATACCGTATTTTTTGAGTATATCCAGTATCCGATCCATTAGCTTATATTCCTCCTTACACGAAATTTTATTTCGGCGTGCTTGAAAAGAACGTCGTCGGGCGGACTGATAATGTCGTAAATCACTCCGCCGTGGACGATTCTCGAAGTTTGCTGAATAAGATCCGCAAGCTCTTTTTTGTACCGCACCGAAACGTTAAGTACCTCGTCCGCGTTTCCGCCAAGGTAGTTTATCCAGTATTCGGAATTACGCAGACCCGCCATATAAGCATAAACAGTACAGACGTCCTGCCACTCCGACGTTTCGGGATCCTGCTGCTGGAATGTGATCTTTTCGGTGAGTTTTGTAGCGTCCACTGCCATAAAAATCACTCCTAAATAACAAGATTTCGGCGGTGCATATTAAGAATATTCCGCACGATAGGATTTTCCTTTTCGGTGCTTACGGAAGCAGTCCGCACGTCGTACATATCCGCACACAAGCACTTGAAAGCGATAATCATTTCGGACAGCTCGTCCGCCTGTTCCGCCGTAAGGTTTGTATAGGAAAGAATGTACCCTTTAGCCGCCGACATTATATCGGAAATAAGCTTGTCGTCCTCATTGTCAAGCACTCTGATGTACGCTTTCACATCATCAAGAGTGACGCCGCTTAGCTTGACCTGCTCCATATCATCACTCCATTATGTTCCGGCGGAAGCCGTAGCTTTCTGTTTAAGCACCGCAAGCTTCTGATGATCCGTGACCTTAGCGTCCAGCTCATACCATGCAACAATACCGATAGCGTGCTGTGTGGCGTATTTTTCCATAAGCACCTGAATTTCGACCTGCTCCCTGAGGTTAGTGCTGAGACCGCTGTAATCGCCGTAAAGTATGGACTTAGCCCCCGCCTCTACAGTAGGCATATTGTCCGAAAGGTATACGGGCTTGCCGAGAAGAATATATGGGAAAGCGTTCGTGACGTTGCTTGTATTGCTCATCATAAGATACTGACCGTTTGCGTCCTTAAGCTTTCTTATGCGTGTAAAGGTATCGGGATTCATAGTCCAGCAGGAGTTAGCCTGATATACCGACGGTATCATTGACTGGAGGTCTATCAGATCGTCGGACGTGATATTTGTTGCCGAATTGGTCGTAAATACCGTATTGGTGTTAAGCGCGCCCTGAATTTTTTCGGTACCTGTAAGAAGCTCACCCTCGTTAAACTGCGCTATCTTTTTTGCAATCTCCGTAAGTATAAAGCTTGTTATGTCTATCTGACTGTTATTAATAACAGATTTGCCGATAAGCACAAGCGAACCTATCAAATTTCCCTTAAGTTCAACGGAGGTAAATTTGCCCGCGTCGGCAGTAAGCTCGTTAAATTCCTCCTGATATCCCACGGTAATGTTGTGACCGTTAGCGTCGCCCCATACGGGAACGTTAAGCTGACCCTTGACGGCATACCGTGTCGAACCTGCCATAATAGGGCATATCTCATTGACCTTGTTGATTATCTGATTTGCGATAGATACGGGAATTATCGCGCCGTTGTTTCCCATAGTGATGTTCTGTTCACCCGCTCTTGTCTCCGCAGGAATATGACCGCCCGACTGAATGAACGATAAAAACGCCCGCTTTTCAGCCTCGGTAATATTGGTGTTCTGCTGCTGCACAGAGCCCTCCGCCCTCTGTTCAGGTTCGAAACGCTCCTCTTGCTTTTTGGCGTTGATACCCGCCTTGACCTCCTCCGCGCGGCGTTCCGCCTCGATAGTGGCATTAAGTCTCTTGATCTCCTTTTCAAGCTCCCCGATCTTGGTCTGCTCCTTGTCGGTAAAGGATCTTACCTCGGACTTAGCCTTGCCGATAAGCTGTTCCATTTCCGAAATAAGACCGCCGCGCTTTTCTTCAAGGGTCTTGATAGGTTCGGCGCGGTATTCCGCTTTGAGAATGTTTTTTCCTTTCATAGTAATTTCCTCCGCTTACAATAAATTAAAGGTTTCCCTTAATTACATTGTAGCATAAAAAAAGCGTCCCAAACGGACACTTTGCCGTAAAATACAAGAAAAATGAAAGTGACTTTTGCACACACCGTAGCAAATTTAACTCTATTTTCCCAATTATATATTATTTGCCAAAATATGTTTTGGCAAATGAAAAAAGGCTGAAAAGGCTTGACAAACTTAGTTTTTACGTATATAATAAAATGTAGCATATAGCAAAATATATGCTGTATTATTGTATAAATTTATATGTTAGGAGGGTGGTAATCATGGATTGCAAAATCGGAAATAATAATGCGGATATGCTTAAGCACGAGTTTGAAATGCCTGAATGTGAGTTTTGTGCAACTTGTGGTAGTTGTAAATACTATGAACAGTACGGCTTTGGTAAAGCACACTGCAACCTTCGTGGTAGGGATGTTAGTAGTTCTGATTCAGCATGCGGCGACTATGAGTAAGTAATGATTCAAGGCAATAGTAAGCAGAATAAGGCAACATCAAACTATTATATGATGTTGCCTTATTTATAATAATTATAACTGTTGCAAAAGATATATACCGAAAAAACGTATATATTATAATTAATTTACTTGTTTTATTTATATTTATAATGGAGGATTATTTAAATGTATTTTTCTAAAGAAGTTATAAAAAAAATAGAAAGTACGATTGGTTTTTTTAAACCAGAATGTGGTGGAATAATAGCGAAAAATCAAAATAACATTATCTCAGATTTTTATTATGATAACGATGCAGGGTTCGGAAAAGCAAGTTATGTCCCAAGCAGAATCCCTATACAGAATCATGTTAGAGAAAATTGGAATTTGCCAAATCTACAATTTTGTGGTATTGTTCACAGTCATCCATTATGTAATAAATGTGAACCTTCATACATTGATATAAAAATGGCTTCGAAAATTATGGCTATAAATAATATGAATGAGTTCTACCTCTTTATGGTTATGGGACGTGAAATGAAATTATATTGCGTAACATGTGATAAGAACCAAGAGCAATATTTATGTAAAAAAGAGAAAATAGAAATCTAATATAGATGCAGAACGATTTTAAAATTTAAGATTTGACTATTTTACCGAGACCCCGCCCAATTTTTTGTAAAAAGGAATAAAGCACTTCCGATCAGGCAAGACTTAAAGCAGAGAAAAAACCTGAAAGGAAGTGTTTTTACTATGCGGGAGTATTGCAGCCAAGAGGGAATCCCAAATTATGCTTGCCCTTGCAAGCTGTCCTTTTGCCTGTTTGGTTTTGCTTTTACACAAAATTTTTGATAATGCCATTTTACCTTACTTTCATTTACGAAAAGCGTCTTGCAGTTGACTGCAAAACGCTTTTAAATAAATATCAGTTTGTACGAAGCATATTAAGTTCTTTGTCTGTAAGTTTGTCGGCAGTAATCCCCTTGCGTTTACAGTATCTGCTAAGTTCGCGCGCATTGTAAGCAGGAGCGTTTTTATCAAATTTTGCAGTCATTATACCGTAATCTTCAAGGCTTTTTAATGTTTTTTCCTTTTCATTCATTGCCATTACCTCCATAATACTTGTTTAAAAGTGACTCAGCAGCAATTTCATCAATAAACATTCTTTGTGAATTTCCTATTTGGGTCGCTCCAATATGTTCCTTATAGTGTTCAATCAAATCGGTCTTTGCGTCAAAAAATACAAATCCGTCATATCCTGCATTTTTACTTTGCCGTACAGCTTCGGCAAATAAATGACCACCCACTCCGTCATATTCCTTTTGTCCCGATTTATTGTTGGGATTATGCACATTATTATGCGGAGCAGCTTCAACAATTCCTATATTTACCGCATAGTCATTTTTATCGTTTATAAGAGAAATCAGTCCCTGAACTCTATCGTCACCGTCCGCCTTTAGTGCAAAAACGGAATAGCCGTCCCTTTCCGGTTCAGTCCAATCAAATTCCCAATCGGAAAAGCTTTCTGCGTCGGGAGAGATTTTTTCAACAAAAGTGTCAACGGTTTTCCCGTCTGAATTTCTGCATAAGCAAGGAGTAAGCCTGTCTATTTCAATATTTGTGATATTCATAGAATCACTTCCCAATTTTATTATACCACCATTCTCGCTGCCTGTCAACGCTTTTAAAGAACTTCCATCTCCGCTTGTAAATCTACCGTTTTTAGGGTCGTGATAAGGATTATACCACAACTCCTCCGCGTGTTCCTCAATATCCTCGGAAACTTTATTGCCACTGTCCCGACCCAAAAGCTGTCTGCCGTTTTCTTTGAGATTTATTATAGCGTCTGTGTTGGGAGTATATATTTCACCTGTCTCCGGATTATACAGCACGTCCGCAAGTCCAAGCTGGATAAACGGGAAATTTATCGGGGTCAGGTCCTCTTGCTTGCGTATATCGTCTATCATAATGAACCCGTTTTTCTTGCCGATAGCGTAAGCCTGATAGCGTTTGAGTATATCGCCGCGGGTAAGCTCCCGCGTGTCAAAAGCAAAATACCGCCTGCCCTTTTCCGATTCCAAAAGCATATCAAAATCGAAAGCTGTCTCAAAAACATTCAACAGAGGAGTAAGCACGTCGGTAATAAAATTCTCCTTTGCCTCCGCGGAAGCGTTCCCCGACATAATGCAGGGCGGTACGCCGAATATGCCGCATATTTCTCCCGAATTGGTCTGCTTGTTCTGATTAAGCTGCATATCCATTGCCGTCTGAGACATCTCCTTGAAGTCCATACCCGCGTTAAGTACAAAAACCTTGTCCGCCTTGTTCCTGCTGTTGGAATTCATTTTCCGCCAGTTTTCCTTTACGGCTTCCATAGCTTCCTTTGTCTGCTGGGTTTGCGACGTAAAAACGCCGGACTTGTTTCCGCCGTTAAAAGTGAGGTCGTTTTCGTAAAGGATAGTGTTGTACGCCGTGGCAAGCATTGTACCGCTTTCGGAAACAATGCCCGTACCCTTGCCGTAACCCCTGCTGTTCCGCAGTATCTTCACAAAATCGCTTTTGGGATAAATTTTCCCGTCAACCGAAAAGGAATAATCCTTGAAAATAGCCCTGCAATTGGGTATCGTGCTTATTTTATTTTCGTCAACGTAATACAAAGCCCGAGGCATACCGTAAATATCCCGCTCTATGTAAGCGTACGCACCGCCTCCGAGGAAATAATCCCGCACCCATAAGCGGCGGAACATAGTACCGTTTATCGTGTCCCCCGTGTCGCCGTTCAGCAGACGGACGCGGACGTCGTCCTTTATTTCCGTAACCTCGCCGCTTTCCGATTCCTCGTAAAGCTTCACTGGGAGCGCGGATATAAGTCCCGAAAAAAGCTCTATGCAGAATTGCACCGCGGGAATTTCCAAAGCCTTTTGTTTTGTTATCGGATTACCCGCTCCCACAAGAGCCGCAAAAAAATCACTGTCAAAGGTGACAAAGCCGCCCGTATTTACGGATTCTTCCGCCCGTTTTTCTTTTTTGTGGAACAATTTTTCTAAAATATTCAAAACGTTCACCTGCTCCAAATAATATTTTTGCCGTACTAACGGACGCATATGGAATGCGCCCCTACAACTGTCAACTGTCAACTAAAATATTTGCGCTCCCCATGACGGGTTCTCCATTTCAAGCTGTGCAAGAAATACCGCGTTTATAAGCGATACAACGCAGTCTACCTTACCCGCTGATCTCTTTTTGTTTACATATCGGTTCAAATTGGTATCATATGTGCAGCGTGCATTAGAGAAATTTATCTCCAGCAATTCGTTTTCGTCATAGAAAAACTTCTTTTGCAGTATCTTTTCTCTTAATAGCTTTGTTGGACGGTGCAGAACGCTTGAATGCTGCTTTATTTCAACGCACTGTATGGGATTAGGCGCACTTTCCAGCTTCTGTACTGTGGAAATCGCATTGTAGCGGTCAAAGCCAAGTCCCACAGGCTCAACGCCGTACACTTGCGACAGGGAAAGCGCAAACCTTTCCACAAAGGCGTAATCAATAACATTGTCACCGCAGTCAAAGCAAACGCCGTCCCGTATAAGCTTGCGGTAATTGACATTTTCCCTTTTGGACTTTTCCTCTATCTTGTCAGCGGGAATAAAACCCCACACCTTAGCGTAAAGATAATCACCCTCAAACGTGACCATTGCAAGAGACGTGTTGTCGTCTGACTGTGAAAGATCGAGACCGAACCATACACGCCGTCCCCGCAAGAAGTCCAAATCTTCCTTGCGGCAGCACTGACGTACCGCCATAATGTCAACATACCCCTCAACGCCAAGTCCCTTATATTTGATATTACAGTGCTTGCAAAGGAAATTTTCCCGCATATTTTCGTACAGCACCGCAAGAGTGCGTTTTTCGCATAAAGCCTCAAAAAGAGTGCGGCTCGTAACCGCCACGGGATTGGATTGGTATATAACACGGTCGTCAGTCTGCCATAGATCGTCTAAAAGCAAATAATCGTCAGGCTCAAACAGCAGCGCAAAATACCGCCTGTTTTTTGCAAAATCCCCGACCCTGTCAAGTGTTTTTTTGGCAATGTCGATTTCGTCTTTGAGTGCGTTTTCGTCATTTGGGTACTGGGTGGAAAGAATAATACCCAGTTTATTTTTCATATTGATTTGAGAGGAACGCATTGCCTCAATAGGGTAATTGTCCATTGCCCCCGCCTCGTCCGCAAGGAACATATTTGCAAGCTTGCCGTCCATTTTGTCCTTGGAATAAGCAAGCGGCGTGTATTCACTATCAGTAGCAAGACAGCGTATTTCGCTCCGCAAAAGTTTGAAGATAGTGCCGTCGTTCAGCGCGGGAGAGGATTTTATAATTTTCCGTATAGCGATCTGCAATTCCTTGGAAAGTTTCAAGTCTGGAGCAACGGAAAAATACCGCCCGAATCTTCCCATAATAAGCATACCGAGAATAAAAATAAGCCCCGCATAGAACGTCTTGTAATTCTTGCGGCATATCTCCAGCAAAGCCGTGCGGTAGTACCAAGAACCGTCCGACCGCGCCCGCGTGCAGAATACCGCTGTGATAAGCAGCCATGCATAAGGCTCCATGCACTCATACATCGGCTTTTCAAGATCGGGGTGGATTATCAGCCGCAAAAGACTGCATAATACCCCGTATACCTGCTCGTCTATGTACGCCTCGTCATCATTGCCCTCCACAATCTCCAGCCAAGCCGCGCATTGCTTTTTCACATAATTGGGAGCTTTGTCATTATCGGGCTGTATGCACCACAGCGCATACTTTACAGCCTGTCCGTCAATTATTTTCATTTTGCAGCAGCCGCTTGATATTTATATGACCAGTCATATCGGTAGTGGTCGAAAGGTCAATTCCTACAAATACCGCCCCTACAGGTATATCTCGTGTAGCCTTTTCAACAATTTTCTGCGGAATGCAAGCCGTCATATCGGAACGTCCGCTGCAATTTTTTATTTTTTCAGTGTAATCATATTCCGCTATTTGCACCGCCGCACTTCCCGCAATATCTCTCGTCAATTCCGTTGGTGATATTTTGTTCATTTTATCAACTCCTGATTTGAATTTGGAAACGTTTCAGCAAATAATTTCTCTATTTTTTTCGCCTGTTCGCTTTCGTATCTGTGTTCATATTCTGCAAAATCATCAAGTGACAACGTGGGAACAATAAGAAAATTATTTTTAACAGCATTCAGTATTTCACATACAAAAATTCTATGATTACTTGTAATAAAAACACAAGGTCTATATATCACATTGTCGTGATTATTTTCTATATGCCATATATATCCGAGTTTTTCAAGACGACGGCAAAAACGGCTAAATCTTTCCAAACTGCTGTCATAAATCACAATCTTATTCCCCGCCAAATCGTTAATTTTCATATTTCCACCTGCTCCAAAGATTTAATATTTTTTGCAGTCAACTGCAAAACTGTCAATTATCAACTGTACACTGTCAGCCGTTATCGCTTCCGCCCAAAATATCAAGAATGGGGTTAGTCTGCTTCTGTGGCGTTTTAGGTATAGACCGCAGGGACGCAGATATGGTCATAACGTTTTCTTTGTCGATAGCAAGCATCATGCTTCGCTTTCGATCGATCAGGGACATAATAGCCGTCTTTTGAGAAAGCAGCTTGTTTATCTGCTTCGTAAAGCTTATAAGCTGTTCCCCTGTAACGTCTTTGATGTCATAGAATTTCTCCCGCGCCTGCTCCGCAAGCAGAGCGATCTCCGCAATATCCTCCTGAAGCTCCCGTATCTCCGCATAGAGCATACAGTACGTGTTTATCCCGGAGGAATATAACGCGTCGGACTTTTCAATGCTTGCCATAAGCTTTGATATGCGCAAAAATTCCTTGTGAGCGACTTTGTTTTGCTTGACTTCCCGCCGTTCGGAGAGCGGCTCGCCGCTAAGCGTAGACTTTTCCATTTCCGCGCGGAGTTTCAGCTCGTCCTTGGTACGGTGACTTCTCTTCTCGGATTCGATAACGCTTACAGGTTTAGACGGTCGCGCCATTATCCCACCCCCTGTTAATCTAATAATAGCACAAAAAACCAACCACAAACGGACACTTTCGGAAAATTGAAAAAATCCAAAATTTCAAATCTTTCATTTTGGGAATAAATTATTTACATAGGGCAGGTGTAGGTGTCCGTGTCAACATACCGAAAAATCGAACATACGGGCGGGGACTACTTTAACGGCACGCGCGAGGATGTAAAAACGTCCAAAACCGCAAGCTTTTTTAATAATTCTTTGTCAATTCCGCCGCTTTCCGCCTGCTCGTGGTGCAGGGAACAAAGGCATATCAGATTATTGTCCTCCAACCGCTTGTCCCAAGCTTCCGCAAGAGGTTCAATGTGATGCACCGACACATCAGGATTATATTTTATCGGCTCACCGCCGTAACCGACAGCGCACAGTCTGCACATATAGCCGTCCCGTCTGCGTATATGCTCGCGCTTGCGCTGCCACTGCTTTGAGCTGCGGAAAGCGGTAATATCGTTATTCTTTTTCTGTGTCGGCTTTTTGGGGCATACGTACCCTATCGGGTGTACGCCGCTGCAATAAGGACAAGCCTTCAGCATAATTATTTACCTCGTTTTGTAGA